CATGCAGCACCAGGGCCGATGATGGCTGTTGCGCCGACGGTGGAGCTGGCCAAACGCCATTCCAAACAGCGTATCGATCCGCTTTTGAACGATGTGCCGGAATTGCGCGAGAAAGTGCGCCCCGCACGGGAACGCGACAGCGGCAACACGATCTTGAGCAAGGATTTCCTTGGCGGCCTACTCATCATGACAGGTGCGAACTCCGCTGTGGGTCTGCGCTCGATGCCTGCCCGCTACCTGTTTATGGACGAAATCGATGCGTATCCAGGGGACGTTGATGGTGAAGGCGATCCGATCCTGCTGGCAGAGCGTCGGTCGGCTACGTTTAAGCGCCGCAGAAAGATATTCATGGTCAGCACACCTACCGTTAAGGGCTTATCCCGTGTTCAACGTGAATTCGAGAAAAGCGACCAACGGTTTTTTCATGTGCCTTGCCCTGAATGCGACCATTTCCAGCCGCTGCGGTTCACGCAACTGCGATGGCCGGAAAATGAACCACAAAAAGCCGAGTATGTTTGCGAGAGCTGCGGCTGCCTGATTGCCGAACACCACAAGACAGCGATGCTGGCGCGGGGTGAATGGCGGGCAACGGCGGAAACCACGGATGGAACGATAGGTTATCACCTGTCATCCCTCTACAGCCCAATTGGCTGGTTTTCGTGGGGCGATGCCGCCGCCATGTTCGAGGATGCCAAACGCAACCCCGATCTGATGAAGGGTTTCGTTAACACGGTGCTGGGAGAGCCTTATGAGGAATCTTCCGATGCGCCGGAATGGCAGCGTCTGTATGAACGCCGACAAACCTATGTTCAGGGTGTCGTTCCGATGGGCGGCTTGTTCCTGACGGCGGGTGTCGACGTTCAGAAAGATCGCCTGGAATGCGAGATCGTTGCATGGGGACGTAACAAGGAAAACTGGTCGGTGGATTACGTCATTCTTGATGGCGACACCGCACGACCGGAAATCTGGAGACGGCTGGACGAAGAGGTTCTGCAGCGTGATTGGCCGCATGCCACAGGCCACACCATGCCGGTGCGGGTGATGGCAGTGGATAGCGGTTACGCCACGCAGGACGTTTACGGCTTCGTACGCAACCATCCCCAGGCCGTCTGGGGCGGTAACGGCGCACGCGCCAGCCAGCCGCGCACGGTCGTGGCCGTCAAAGGCCGCGATGCCGAAACGGCTCTAATCCTGAACGTGTCAAAGGCCGACACGGGCGGGAAACGACGTGGTTTGCGGGTCTGGAACGTATCCGGCCCTGTGGCCAAGATGGAGCTTTACCGTTGGCTCAAGCTGGAATGGCCGACCGACCGTGAAATTGCGGATGGTGCGGTGTTCCCGCCTGGGAGCTGCCACTTCCCGCAATATGGCGAGGAGTATTTCAAGCAGCTGACGGCGGAGCGCCGCGTCATTCGCGTTGTGAAGGGTTTTCCGCATGCGACCTGGGAGAAAGACCCCAGCCGCAACAACGAAGCCCTTGACTGCCGCGTGTACGCCCGTGCCGCTGCCACTATATACGGTATCGACCGGATGAGCGAATTCAAATGGCGCAGTTTGGAACAAACGCTGGGCGTGGAAGCTGAGATTCCTACGCGCGGGGTGGAAATCCCCGTGACCGAAGAAGCCAAGGCCGAACCGCCAAAACCGCAAACCAAGAAACGGGTCACTGTCCCACAGCGCAAAGCCGTGAGGGCAAGCGACCCTTATTTATGAGGAGGTAACAATGTATTTCTTTAATTCGTCTCGATAGCCGGAATAGAGATATCGCTCCTGCTGTTTGGCGGTAAGGGCATTAATTTCAGAAACCCTTGTTTCGCTAATATTAAGCTTTGCCCAATTCAAATCATGCGTACCAATCTTTGTAGGATCATGCTTTGGAATGAAAGTAAGACAGGCATTAGAGGCGATAGGACAATGAATTCTGATTTGCATCTTCCACCAATCGGTGTGAGATGGATCAATATGCTCCAATGGTTCAAAAGTTGCGTAGTTGTCGCTAACGATAAAATGTCCTGCGCTTGTAAAGCAAAGAAGAGGATCAAAATTTTCTACCAGCTTGAAGAATAAATCTTCAAAGAGTGTGTTGAAAGTGGCTGCAAAAGAAAATCCTCTGTTGGATTGCATGCTATCAGCGTATTTTTGAATAGCTTCTTCAGGTAGAGCCTTTTTCCTCCCTTTTTCTTCCAAAATAGCACGCATGTCATTTGAAGAACCTTTTGTTTCGGCAATTCGAGCATTTTGGGGCGTACGTGAAATGAGGACAGTAACAAATTCAAGGAGAGATTGAGCGTCGCGCGGCGTATTTGTTTCGATAGAGAGAACACGACTAATAACGCCTTCTGCCTCTGACTCGATTGTAGAAAATTTCTTCTCCAACGCGTCATCTTTATGAGTTTCGTAATGAACAGAATAAAGATGATTTTGAAAAGCAACGGTTTCGGTTGATCGCGGTTCTGAAAGTTTATTAGTCGCGCTGTCATACATAAAGATCTGATTATTTTCGTTCGTAAAGCGTTTCAGCATCATTTGAGGAAAGTGATGCTGCCTTTTTGTGACTTGTTGTTTAGCCATAAGGTCCCCCGTTCAATTCAAAAAGAGAGACTAACATGACAGAAACACTTCTGGAATTGGAAACCCGTCTGGTGCAGGCCAAGGAGGCACGGCATCGCCTTCTGACCGGCACACAGGAAGTATCGGTCAGCCTGCACGGCTATGGCAGCACGACCTATACGGCGGGCAATGTTGAGGCACTGGAGAAATATATCCACGAGCTTCAGATGGAAATCGCAAAACGCAGCGGTACTGCCCGCCGTGGAATCATTCGGACAAGTTTCTAAGGCAAAAAATCATGGTGCAATTATTGGACTCCTCTGGCCAGCCCCTTAAGGCTGGGCATCGTATGCGCGTGAGTGATACCGCGCATCGTGCTGCCTCCTTGCGCACGCGTGAGCTGGCAAGCTGGATGCCGTTGCTGGGGTCGGCAGATAGCGACTTGTTGTCGGAGCTGCCCACGCTGGTGTCGCGGTCACGCGATCTGGCCCGCAACCACGGTGTGGCATCTGGCGCGATTCAAACGCTGGTCGACAATGTGATCGGCACAGGTCTGCGCCTGGCGGCCATTCCTGATTACCGCGCCCTTGGAAAAACCAAGGAATGGGCTGATGAATGGGCGCGACAGGTCGAAAGCGAATGGCGTGCCTGGGCGGAAAGCACTGAATGTGATGCTGCCAATGCTCTGACATTCACGGGCATGACGGCGCTGGTGTTCCGCTCCAGTATTGTAAACGGTGAAGCACTGGCGTTGCCGTTGTGGCTGGAAGAGCGCGGCACACGCTATGCCACAACCATGCAATTGGTGGAAGCTGACCGGCTTTCCAATCCTGCAGGGCGGCAGGACAGCAAAACCATGCGTTCCGGCATTGAGATCGATATGTACGGGGCCGCGGTAGCGTACCATCTCCGCAAAAACCATCCTGGCGATGTCTATATGGGCTTTGGCCTTGATGCGCAGGATTGGGAGCGCATCCCCGCGCGGACGGCGTTTGGCCGCCAGCGTGTCCTGCATATTCATGACAAGGAGCGCACAGGTCAGCACCGTGGCAAGCCGCTTCTGACCTCGATCATGCCGATGTTCAAGATGCTTGACCATTACGAGCGTTCGGAACTGCAGGCCGCCGTGGTTAACGCCATGATTGCCGCCTTTATCGAAACCCCGCTGGATGGTGAGGCCATCGGCGAGATGTTCGGCGGGTCGGTGGACGATTATCTGGCTGCGCGGAATGAATGGGATATTCGCCTGCAGGGCGGTTCCATCATCCCCGTGTTCCCAGGCGACAAGGTCGCGCCGTTCACGCCAAGCCGACCGAACAGCGGTTACGGCCAGTTTGTCGAGAATGTCCTGCGCCACATCGGCGCTGGTTTGAATATTCCGTTCGAATTGCTGATGAAGGATTTCAGCAAAACGAATTATTCCAGCGCCCGCGCGGCATTACTGGAGGCTTGGCGGTATTTCAACGCTCGCCGCCAATGGATGGCGACCTATTGGGCCAGGCCCGTGTACGAGCTGTGGCTGGAAGAAGCAATCAATCGGGGCATCGTGGATGCCCCTGATTTTTATGAGCGCCGTGCGGCATGGACGCGTTGCAAATGGATTGGCCCTGGCCGTGGCTGGGTTGACCCTGTCAAAGAAGCGAAAGCTGCGCAGCTCCGTATGCAGATTGGCTTGTCCACGCTGGAGGATGAATGCGCTGCACAGGGGCTGGATTGGGAAGAAGTTCTCGAACAGCTCGCGCGTGAGAAAGCCAAGATCATGGAACTGGGGCTTTCGATCAATGATGTGAACAGCATTTTGACCACTACCGACAATAATCAGGAGGAAGAAAATGAGGATTTGGAACCGCATCGCCGGTGAGCCGTGGGCGATCACGGAAACAGCGCTGCATACAATTTTGGAAATCGCCGCGCGGGAAAACGAAAGTCCGCAGGCAGTGGCCGCCAAACTTGGCCGCAATCTGCAAAACACCTACAGCGTGGTGGAACGCGACGGTGTGGCAGTCATTCCAGTCACAGGGCCGCTATTCCGCTATGCCAATCTGTTCACGATGATCAGCGGTGCGTCCAGTTACGAGCTGATCGCCCGTGATTTCACCGCCGCGCTGGAAAACCCGCAAATCAAGGGCATCATCCTTGATATCGACTCTCCAGGCGGCGAAGTGAACGGCGTGTCGGAATTGTCCAATATGGTCTTTGCCGCGCGTGGCAAAAAGCCTGTCGTGGCGTATGCCTCTGGCGATGCCGCATCGGGTGCATATTGGATCGCATCCGCCGCTGATGAGATCGTCGTGTCTGAAACCTCGGCGCTGGGGTCAATCGGCGTGGTCGGCATGTATCAAGGGAAGTCAGGAAAATCAGCGGAAGCCGTGGAGATCGTCTCTTCGCAAAGTCCGCACAAGCGCCTTGATCCCACCACGGATG